GGAGAAATGGGTTCTTTACCAGCAGATAATGAACAGTTTATGTTAATAGAACATATTGCTGGTCAGGTAGAAAAACATACAGAACAGCTTGAGGGAGGTATGCATAATAAAGTAAATATCGACTTTCTAAAAGACCAAGTATCAAAACTTCAAGATGATGTAGAAAAATTAAAAGATAAAGTGAGGGAAGCCAATGGTCATTGAGTATGTATTTAGTTTATGTATGTTTGTTAATGGTAGTTTAGATGGGCATATGATTACAGATGGATTATCACACTGCCTTAAAGCTAAGCGTGAGGCTGAAAGAAATCTTAGTGATAATAGAGAAAATGTTATTCGTTATGAATGTGGTAAAGTTAAAGCTGAACTTGTACCTGATAGCGAAGGTAATATGAAAATACTACGAATAATAGAAGATAAGTATGGAGAATAGAAATGTTTGGATATTGTTTTTGTTTAACTTTGGAGATGTATGGAAATAATTATTACAATGTACGCAATTAGCATTATAGGTGGAGCAATAATTTTAGCTATACAAGGTTAATGACTAAGATATGGTTAATGCTGATGTTATTATCATCACCTAATTTACCATCAGTAAAATATAATGTTTATCTATACGAAACTGAAGATGAATGTGTAAATGCTCAAGCAGATTTTATGAATCATTATGAAAAAAAATCTGATGATTATAAGAAAGTTACTGTAGTAGATACACATTGTCTAGAATTTGAATCCTTTCCTATACCTAGATTTAATCCTTCAGGAGCATAGACAAATCAAATTACTATTGTTATAATCTTATATGGCTTGGCGTTATAAAATATATAATGGCGAAAGAATAACAGATGAAGGTACTTCTAGTACCAAACCTAGTGTTCATATAGACCCTCACCCTAATTGGATTGTAAAGAAAAATGAAAATGGTGATGTCCTTTCCATAGAATACCAACCACCAATAATTAAAATAGTATACGAAGAAATAATAACAACCACAATTAAGGAGGATTTAGTATGATAGATAAAGAAGCTATAGATATTATGGCAAAGACTTTGTATGGTGAAGCAAGAGGAGAAGGTGAAGAAGGTTTAATAGCAGTAGGTAATGTTATTAAAAATAGAGTTAAAAAGAAAACTTGGTATGGCAAAACAGTAAAAGATGTTTGCCTTAAAGCATGGCAATTTAGTTGCTGGAATCATAATGACCCAAATTTTAAAACTATCTCATCACTCGACAAACGGAATAAAACATTTGCAAAAATTCTGGTACTTGCCGAGCAAATTTTAAATGATGAATTTGAAGATAATACTAAAGGTTCAACACATTATCATACTTCAAATATAAAGCCAAAATGGGCTAAAGGTTTGACACCTGTTGTAACTCTTGGTAATCATCTTTTCTATAATAATGTGAGGTAACTATGTTTGGTTTATTAGGTGGCTTAATAGGTGGTGGTAAGATTAGCAAGTCTATCTTATCTACTGGCTTAAAAGTAGTAGATGAACTCTACGAATCAGATGAAGAAAAAAAGATAGCACAACGAACATTAGCTGAGATAGATGCTAAGCTAAAAGAAAAACAGATAGAAGTAAATATAGCTGAAGCTAAACATAAAAGTTTATTTGTTGCTGGTTGGAGACCATTTATAGGGTGGATATCTGCAAGTGCATTAGCTTTTAATTTTATCGTAGCTCCTTGTATGGAATGGTATATAGCTTTTGCTCAACTAGATATTACATTACCTAACATATCCTTAAATGAATTATATCCCATCATCTTAGGTATGCTGGGTCTTGGATTTGCTCGTAGTTATGAGAAGACCAAGAAAGTAGATGACAGGCATTAATAAAAAAATTGCTCTAGTTATAGGTGATAGCCATGATTCTCCTAAGATTAGTAAGGAAAGGTTTTATTGGATTGGTAGACACGCTGCTTTTCTTAAACCTGATATTCTTATTCATATTGGAGATTTGTCTTCTTTGGATTCTCTTTGCCATTTCATTCCTGACGATACTTATACAGCCAAAGTTACTAAACCTTTATATGAAGAAGATATGCTTAGCTTACAGGAGGCATTGTTTGAGTTGGACCAAGGGTTGGGCGACTACAATGTTAAGAAGGTTTTATTAGAAGGCAATCACGAATATAGATTACATAAATACGCAGATAAAAATCCACCAGTTTTTGGTATGCTTCAAAAGAAATTCTATGAAGTTATGGAATCATTCAACTGGGAGCATATAGAGATGAGTAAGATGTATAATTTTCATGGCGTAAATTTTACTCATGTTCCAATAAATGCTATGGGTAAAGCGTATGGTGGTGTTAATGCAGAAAGAAAGATAGCTACTGAAACACAAGCTGATTTAGTCTTTGGACATTCTCATAGATTTCAAGATGTAAGAGTGCCAGTCTTAGGTTCGCCATTAGCTTACAGGAGAGTAGTTAATGTTGGTTCTTCTATGCCACATGGTCATATAGAAGAATATGCTAAACATAATTTATCAGGTTGGACTTGGCAAATTACTGAGATTCGTATATGGGATAATCATATTCAAGAAGTTAATTCTATTTCTATGCAAACACTTGAACAACTTTATAAAAGGAGGAAGAAATGATTTTTAACTGGAAGTTTATAAATAACAAATCTAAAAATAAATGGGTATGGGTTGGTATCTATTACTCAACTACTAAACACGAACATAATTTTCAAGATGTATTACCCTATTAAACCTAGAGGTAATCGTAAGGTTATCAATACTTATGTATTCCATAATTCATTTAATGATAAACAAATTAATAGAATTAAAACTTTATTAAGTGATAAGTGGAATAAAGCTGAAGTAGAAACTGGTGACTCAGGTCGTTACTCATCTGATATAAGAGTTAATGATGAACAAACATTAATACCTGATAAAGATGGATTTCCATATACACAAATAGCTAATGTAGTAGCTGAACTTAATAGAGATTGGTGGAACTTTGATGTTACTGGTTTTAATTTTTTAACTGACCACCCATCAGTATTTAAATACAATGTTGGTGGTAAGTTTGATTGGCATTATGATTTTACTCATAGTGAACCAACTAGAAAACTTGGTTTTACATTACAACTTTCTAATTCATCTGAATATGAAGGTGGTAATTTAGAATTTTTTGGACATGACTTTGATGAAAAGAGTAGAGAGAAAGGAACTTTAATTTTATTTCCTAGTTACTCATGGCATAGAGTAACAGAAATAACTAAAGGAACTAGACTAGCTATGGTTGGTTGGGTTCATGGTCCAAGCTTTCAATAAGCATATCTATTATATGCTTAGCTTTTTCTAAGTCTTCTTTTCTATTTCCCTTCTGTCGTAGGAGATATTGTATTATATCTCCTTCGGCTTTAGGTATTTTATTAGCAATAAAGAACTCCATTGGCTGTATTTTCCACCCTAAATAGTGGCTACCACCTATCTGTTTATTAAAACTACCCATTTAAACCTCCATATTTGCCTCCTGAGAGGGTTTTTATCATTAAGTAGGGTAGCAGTAGGTACGGAGAAGATAACCTACTGTGGCTACCCTTTTACTTGCTCAAGGAAACAAGTAGGTTCTACTTATTTCTTGAATTTCGATTTGTCAAAACTTTAGATTATAACATTTAATACAATAATGAGTGCTATCATCTTGATAATATCCATAATTTGTAGGTAAATAACTAATCATTAAGTCTTCGTGGTATTTTTTATTGCATGAATTACAGGTATAAAATTTAACTTTTCCCTTTTTTCTTATACGCTTTTCAACATACTTACCCTCAAGTTTTATTACATTACTCATATCTCTTTCTCCATATGTGAGATACTCTTTCCCATAGTAATCTAATTTTAATCTGTTCTCTTGTCTTTGGTTCTCTTAAAGCTCTGCGATTTAATTTTTTTAGACAGTGCTTTATCTTTGTCTTTAGTTTCATGTGCTTCTCCTTTAACTAAATGAATAAAATATTTCCAATCTAATACTACTGTTGGTAATTGCCTATCTTCTACTAATAATAATATTTCTGCATTACCTTTCCATCTTTGAATAGTTTTAAATCCTTCACCATTAGCTCTAGCTTTAGCTTCAACTGATGAACCACCAAGTATATCTACTACTAGGTCATGTGGGAATCCAACTATAGCTCCACTCATTGGTTGTCTTCTAGCTGAGATTCCCTCATGTTCGAACATATGGACTAGCTTTCGTTCTACACGATAGCCCTTTTGTTTTTGACTTCTGCCCATATTAAAAAGGTATATCTTCTATTTCTTCTTTGTTGCTGTTGCTAGGTGATGATACTGTTTGTGTTGCAGTATCACCACTAGCTCCACCACCAAGACCTATTCTTTTTACTGCTCCTCTAAATCTAGGTACATTAATTTCTGTAATCCATTTAGTTCCTGTATCTGATTCAAAGCTACGAGTAGTAATCTCTCCTTTGATATAAAACATTTCGCCTTTCTTACCTGTTCTTTCTAGCATCTGTGCTAGGATAGGGTCAAAGACAACTATCTTATGCCATTCAGTTTTCTCTTGCCACTCATCACCCTTTTTATATTTCTGGTTAGTAGCTAAAGATAATCTTGCATACTTATCACCTTTGCTGGTTTCTTTTATTTCAGCATCAGCTCCTAGTCTGCCTATTAATGTTACTTCATTTATCATTAATCCTCCTTAGTTTCTTCAACAAATGTATAAGTATCTTCGCCATATTTTTTAAACCAATGACAAGGACATTGTTCTAACCAATCGTGAAATTCTTCACTCATTGTGCTTACATCACCCATTTTATACCTCCTTCTATTAGTGTTACTTCATTTATCATGGCGTATATATTACCTCCTCATCAGTTAGTTCTCTTGTTGTGACATTAAATTCTTTTAATATTTTATTTAATTCTTTTGCTGTTAATTCTTCATCATGAGAATAAATAACAAAAGATTTGTCATAAACTACTGGAACATCAAAAAGAGGTTTTTTATTATTATTCATTTTATGCCTTTCATTTCTAAATATTTTGGAAAATCATTTTCAAATGCTTCCATCATATCTTCATATTTTTTTATTAATTTATTTATTTTAGTATCAGTATCTTCTACATTATCATCTAAAGATACTACTACTGGTTTTAGTTCTTTTAATTCATCTATGAATGTTTGTAATTCATTTACATACATTATTTCCTCCATTCATTAAGATGACAATTAGCACAATACCAATATGTGCCATTACCATATACTAAATCAT